ATTGTTGTAGGCTGGCAGTTACCCTGTGTACTTCGGACACAAGGCTAGACAAGTCGGCTTTAGCGACTATACTGGTTACTATCTGTTCATCAGCCATTTATAAAATTACTCCTTAGAGTATCCCAACCCCATTCCAACTCCGAATCCAGCTTCTGCGGCAAGTGCGCCTTGTAATGAAACTACATCGTCAGCGCTTGTATTAATACCCATAGCTTTTCTTCGAACATCTTCGAAGGTTTTGGTCTCCTCTTTATCTTGCCCATCTCTCAAGTCTACGCCTTGTAGTGATGCCAAGAATATTCTATTTTCTTGATCAACCTTTTGTTTTGCTTTTAATGTTAAAAGCAATTCTGGCATTGAAAGGCTGCTCTCTATTTCGTCGTAACTTTTCCAGTTACCAAGAAGAAATAGTTCTCCTAATAGTGCGGCAATATCTAGTTCTGACCAGCCAGAACCGCTGCCGCCATCAGGTTTGGGTCGTCCATCTTAATACCTCCACAAACTTCAAGGATGCGGTTGATTGTTGGAACGTCCAATGCGTCTTCTAGTGAGTCACGATCTGCAACTAACTCTGGTAATTGTTTTTCTAGTGCTACAGCACAAGCATCGATAAGAATTGTTAAAGTCTCATCTTCATTTTTTACTTCTGCTGTCTTTTGAATTGCTGCCATAAACTTACGAAGCTCTTTAATTGTAAGCGGCTTTAGAGTGACTTTTGCGCCATTCTGTAGTTGAATTTCTTCTACGTCATATACTGTTGTAGCCAATTTATCCTCCTTTAGGATTCTAAATTATTATAGCATAAGGGTGTTATAGATACAATAAATAAGCCCCCATTTCTGGGGGCTATTTACTAATAATTAAAATTAATTATTATACAGTAATTACACGGTCAATAATTAAACCGTATTCTTTTCCTGCGTGAGCTGCGTCACCAGATGGCAAAAGACGGAATGTTACTGGGAACGTGGTTGCTGTTGTACGAGCCAAAGAGAACTGTGACTGTTGTACTGACAAAACACGACGTCCATAATATACACGCTCTGTCTTTGATGCTTCTGATGTTGGAGCCTGTCCAATTGCAATCAATTGACGCTCTGTTGGAGCTGCTCCAAGCGCACCTGCTTCAAGACCAAGGGTATCCGTTGCGGAAGTTCCAGATCCTGTTGAGGTTAATGTGCTCTTTCCTTGACCAAAAACAACTAGAACATTTTCTAGAGTACCTTCGGACATTTCTGTTGCAATCATAACCTCCATCGCAGACTTGAACAGCTTAGCTGTGTCAAGTAGCTGATCTACAGTTACAGAATCGTATGTTGGGTTATAAGTGATCTGAAGACCGTTATTTGTATAACCAACGTTACGATATGCTCCACCAACTTCTGGTGTTGATTCGCTTGGGCTTGCAGTTTGTGTAGCTGCTGCTGTTGGCAAAACTTTATTTAATGTTGTGACGTAGCTGACGCCTGTTTCGAATGCTGGAACATAACGATTTTTATTCGCTACGAATGCATTTGAAGAACCTGCTTCCATGCTGTTGTCATAACCTGTTTCAGTAGAATCTTCTACCGAAAGAAACAATGGGGATGCTCCGACTAGAATATTGCGGGCATCACCTGTTTGCTGATATGCCATGAGTTTTTCCTCCTATTTCATGAAATAAATATATATATATTTGGCTGGCTAGGCCCTTTCCTCTATGACCAATTTTACGGTATACTACCGCCTAAAGCAAATTAAGCAAATCTGCCGTTACTGTCTGTAATTCTTGAGTATTGAATTTCTAATATTACATCTGTGGCCAAAAACCCCTGTATTTCTTCAGATGGCTTTGTGGGGGATATGTCAGCTATAAATATGCTATGAAATTTGAATTTGTCTGATAGACCATCCCATCTATTTACATCTCTAGCAGATTCGTCCATCCTTCTAAATTCATCTGTCATAAAGTTTCTAATCTCTACTATGTCTAACATGTCTGGAGAATATATTGTAAAAAGTATCTGTTCGCAGCATATAAGCCAATTGTCTTTATAGGACATCCCTATCTTGTCGTATACTATATGTTTCTTTCCGCTCAAAAATTGATTCATTTCTGGAACCTGTTGAACTGGAATAATTGGCACCAGGGTTTCTTTTAGATTATCTGCATAATATGTATGCTCATCAAATATTGAAGCTGCCTTCATCTTAGTCCATAAATATTTTCTTAACTCAAACATGGCGTCTAATTTATAATTAGGCATTTGCTACCCCCGAAAATGCTGCTACCAATGCTGCACTTGCTTCGCTTGCAACACTATTTGGTGAAAATTTATATTTAACAGTTTTAATTTGAACTGGAGTTGATAATGCTTTTGTCATAGCAGAATTAAATAGTCTTTGGAATCCAGATTTTTTAATTGACATATTTACTAGCTGTCCTGTGAAAAAATATTTATATGAGGCAAGAAACGAATTCTTTGTAGCCACCCCGCCTGGTTTTGTTACTGTAACAGATTCTCCTTTAGGCATAAATATAACATTACCATCAATATTAAAAACTAATCTTTCTGCGTGTCTTGGGGTAATGACAACAGTTTTACCAGCCTCCATAACAGAAGCTTTCTTTACAAATACGTGCCTGTTGTTTGATGTTTCAGAAGGCACAAATGAAATTGAATCTAATAGTTCATAATTAATTCTAAACGATAGCCCAGACTCATCTATTTTTTTTAATTTAAAAAGCCTAGCAGATTTATCTCCAGCTTTTTTCCATTCATACACATGATGCAGTGATCTTGGAGATGTACGTGCTTTTGCATCAATATAATCTCCAAAATCTTGTTGAATCTGATTAAATATTGTTTTACTAAAAGCTTTTTGAAATGCCACATTAGAAGTTAATTTTGCAAGAACATTTGTCTTATAAAAAATAGCAGCAGATATTTGGGCAACAGTGCTGTCTTTAATTGCGCCATCGACTGGCTTGCCAGCCATTAGATTTACTAATCCGCTAGCAGCCTGTAAAGCTAATGCCTCAGAAGCCAATTTGCTGATTCTCCGATCTTCTTAATGATGTGTTATATCCTACTACATTTCCAAAAGGATCTGTGATAGGTGTTGTGCCTATAACTTCAAAAACTGTTGACGTATCATTTGGATAGTTTAGCTCATACCATATTGGGTTGCCTTTAGCATCACGAATATTCTTAATTTTTTCTCTAACTGTTAATCTTTCAGATGTTCTAACTTCTATAAATTGTTCATTAGAATATTGATTTCCAAAAGATTGTTTATCTAAATTTCTAGACATGCTCTGGCTTATTATTCCACGAGCATAACAATCTAAAGTTTTATAATACATAAAACTTCTTTTCATTAATCCAGTATTAGGATCTTGCTCTTCTTCTTGTCTATATACATCCAATTTCATAGACATTAAGCCGTCTACTATGTTAAACACTATACCACAACCATTTGAGTGACAACATAATCTAGCAGTAATTTATCTGCGTAGGCTGATCCAGTTCCGCTAAAAGCATCTGAACCATATTGGAAATTCCAATCTGTTGTCGATATCTTATTTACATACCTATCTTTCCATAAACGATCTTGTGAAAAATACATTCTCATAATTTCAATAGCAGCTTGCTCTACCTCTTCTGGAACACTATCCCAACCAAATCTTGCATAAACATCATACTGTTTTCCACGTTTAAATATATTTGGAGATACGTCATGTATAGATGGCGGAACCATTCCGTTTGCAATATACACATCACCGTCTAATATAGAAGATTGGTTTATTTGTATTCCAAATCCGCTAGTTGTTGGCTCTATAACATAGCCTAAATAGTTTATGTTGTTTAAATTATCAATCCACAATTGATCATTTTGATGCAATGTGTGCAAAGTATGTAATTTTCTAGGCAATGGGAGCGTGTCAGAATCGTTTCCAGTTACAGTAAATTTGTCATCAAATAAAAAGAATTTTTGGCCAGTATAATATTCAATCATTTTTCTTGCATATTTTTCTGCCATACGAATTTCATGATATGTTTTATGATTTGGGTCATTTGAATCTGACCCCAAATCTAAATCTTCTATGGCCTCTTGTATTGATACATATGGAGTCACTACATCTAAATATGTAGTATGATAGTGTGCTTCTGATTCATAGTTAAAATTCCATTCTAACTTTAACTTTTTTTCTCTATTAACAAAGGTAAGTGGCAGATAAACCTTATATACTCCAACATCTGTTTCTTCAGCTTCTGCAGTGTATACAGCTATAACTGTATTTGGATTTATTGGAGGATTAACCATTGGATCGTTTGTTATGTCATAAACTTTGACACTAACATCTGAATCTGGCACAACAGGAACACCTTTATTAAAAAGTTTTGTTGTTACTGCTGTATCTGAATTTTTATATATTTCTGCCATTTAGCAGGTTTAGTTGTAATACTCCTGTACCTCTTTTGGAGTTGCTAATCTAAACCCTTCCTCCTTATCAAAAATTTGTTGCGCTTTTTCAGGCTTCATAGCCACAAAAGGATGTTCTTTTGTAAACGTATGTCCTGCAATATCATATCTATAATTTGCTCTAGTCATTCTAACCAAAACCATGTCCTCATTTAATTCTTGATTAGGATCAAATTTAGGTAAAACTTCTGGTGCCTCTTCTTTTGAATCTTCTATATTTTTAAGTGTATTTTGATAGACTGACCAAGTTACGCCTTCTTCTGCCAATGCGGCAACAATGTCTGCTTTGTTTTTTAGTCCATCTGTATCTACGGCAAAGTCTTCAGCAATTTGCTTTAAATCTTTTACCTTAAGTGTGTCAAATGACATATTTACTCCTTTGGTATGTAAATAAATTATAGCATTAGTGGGTTAAAAGGAAAAGCCCCCAAAAATTAATTTGAGGGCTTTTCAGCAGTTTTAATCCTATTTATTAATTAGGAAGCAACTTTAACGTTCTTAACAACGACCCACGCATCTGCCTGCTCAATTTGGCATCCAACACGAGTATACATTGTATATTCGATGGAGTCCTTTTTTGGCCAGAAGAAGCGATAAACTGTTACATCACGCTTGATACCAATAACGACGTTATTTGGGAATGTCAAGTGGATATCGCCAAGATCATTGTCAGCACCCTGAGTTTCCTTCAATAAAGGAACTTCAACAATTGGAATACCAAATGCAAATGGCGCTGTGAATCCAGCTGGACCACCTAATCCTGCAGTATCTCCACGGATAATGCTTGCAGCAATATCTTGTGGGTTAACATTCTGGATATTTTGTGATGTTGAATACAAATAATCCTGAATTAGATTTGATCCTGATAAGAAGCGAAGATCTGGTCTGCGCTGCTTATACTTACGTGGCATAGCCTTAAGTGCATTATTGAATACAGCACGTGAGACTGCGTCTCCGTCTGCATCTACAACGTGACCGTTGGCCTTAGCAAGCTTCACAATACCATCGAAGGCCTTGTAAAGATTGTCTGATGAAAGCGAAGTATCTCCATTAAGGACTACGTCCTCAAGGTCGTTACCTGCCTGTGTTGCCATAAGTCTTGCAATATGGTCTTCGAGATCGGCACCTTCAATATTATCTTCTAGAGATTCTGTTGAAAGCTCCCAATCCAAACGAAGCTTCTTTGTTGTAAGAGAGATCTTTGAGAACTGTACAGCAGAATTGCTGCCTGTGTTCTCGGCCTCAGCGGCAAGCTTCATAAGCTTCTCGCCAACACCAATACGATCTATCTCAGTAGTATCAGCTCGCATGCGAACTGTACGTGCTAATTTTCCGACTACTGTTGCATCGAACATGTAATCAAGGAATCTTGCAGACTGCTCAGGATTGAGCAATCCACCCTTACCCTCGGAACCGACGTGGATTCCAGTGGTGGGGTCTGCTGCTCCAGTCATACCCTCTGTTACGAGAGCGCCTGCTGCAGCTGCTTTAGCTAATAGTTCATTACTCATTAGTTATTTTCACCTACCCTTATTTAATCAATTCACTAACGGAACCGAGGAAAGTGCCGTTCCATTTTGATTTCTTTATTGTTACTTCCTGAGACCCGCCAAGGTCTGAGGACTTCTTAATTGCAGTCTCTGATTCGACTGCGTCTACTCTCTTCTCAACACCGTCAATGGTGTTTTTGATTGCATTTACTGCATCTGAGAGAGCTGTATGTTTTTCTGCTAATTCTGAAATTCTAGCATCTACGCTCTTGCTAAATGTTTCAACTGTCTCTTTGATAGTTGTAACTTGAGCTGCGTTTGCCTCAGAGGCTTTTTCCAAAGTCTCTGAGAAGAAACCTTTAAGGTCGCCTAGCATCTTTGCAAAATCAGGCTCATTAACCTCAGCTTCTGATACGTCGGCTGCTTTTTCCAGAACTTCGGCAGAAGTGTCTTCTGTTGTGTTTTCTTCTGTGGCAACATCTGACTCTTCAGATTTATTTAAATCTGCAGCTGGTGCAGCAGCAACTGGTGCGGCTGGTGCAGCTGGTGTAGCAGGTTGTACTGGAGCTTCTGCTTTTGGAGCTGGAGCTTCAGTTTTCTTGCCAACATTAAGTTTCTCTACGTCTTCTACGTTATTTACGTTTTCTACGTTTTCCACTTCATTACCTCCTTCTGCGATTGCCTGTTTTGCAATTTTTGTATCAGGCAACGTTTGCAATCTTGATTTATACGAATCAAGAATTTTATCTATTTCTTTTGACTTGTTAGTGTCATTTGATTCCACCCATCCAATAAGTTCTGTTTTCTTACCTGTGACTGGTGAAATATACTCAGACTCTGTTGACATAAATACAGAATCACTTTCTGCACAATAGAAAATGTTTTCCATTTTCACATCTGCAGCAATGCCCTTGAAAATCATTTGACCATTGACTTTTTCAATAGACAATATGTTGCAGAGTTCATTTGCTGGAGAATCAACTATTGACAATTCAACAAGTGAGTAATCTTTAATAAATCGAACACTTTGTCCAGTAGACTTATTTACTTCTGTATCTGAGTCTAGTATTTTACCGCCGATTGAAAATCCTGTAAGTGTTCCATCAAGAACCTTTTCCCAGGTGTCTTGTGCGCCTTTGGAAATATATGCATCAACATACACTCCGCTATAAAATTCTTTTGTTTTTG